TCGCAACATGAGCTTCATCAACAAGTTCCTGGGCAACGGCCCGAACTCGCTGGTGCAGCACATCACCGAACTCAAGAAGTCCGAAAAGGGCGCCCGCGCGGTCATCACGCTGCTGGCCGACCTGACCGGCGACGGCGTTGCCGGGGATCGCACCCTGGAAGGCAACGAAGAGGCGATGCAGACCTTCGATCAGGTCATCCGCATCGACCAGCTCCGTCACGCGAACCGTCACGAAGGCAAGATGGCCGACCAGAAGTCGGTTGTCGAGTTCCGTGGCAACAGCCGCAACGTGCTGGCCTACTGGCTGGCCGACCGCATCGACCAACTGGCGTTCCAGACGCTCGCTGGCCGTGCCTACAACTTCACGCCTCGCGGCGCGCAACGCATCGGCTCCGACCTCCCGTTCTTGGAGTACGCGGCTGACGTGACCGCCCCGTCGACCAAGCGCATGCTGCGTTGGGACAACGTCAACAAGACGCTGAAGGACTGGGTCTCGGGCTCGAACACCTCTGCGGCCATCGTGAACACGGGCGCTGCTGCTGGCTCGGACTTCCCGGCGTGGCAGACCTTCGTGCAGCTCAAGGCCTACGCCAAGGATCGCTACATCCGTGGCGTGATGGGCGACGGCGGCGAAGAGACGTACCATGCGTTCATGACGCCGCAGATGATGATGCGTCTGAAGGCCGACACGGACTACACCCAGAACTTGCGCTACTCGCACGCCCTGGACAAGAACGAGACGCTGTTCAGCGGATCGTCCGTGAAGATCGACGGCATCGTCCTCCACGAGTTCCGTCACGTTCCGAACGTCTCACAAGGCGTGGCTGGTGCGAACCAGTACGGCTCGGGTCTGAACCTGAACGGCGGGCAGATTCTGTTCTGTGGTGCGCAGGCGCTCGGCATGGCCGACATCGGTGCCCCGGAGTGGAACGAGAAAGGGTTCGACTACGAGAATTCGCAGGGCATTGCCGTTGGCAAGATCCTCGGCTTCCTGAAGCCGAAGTTCGGCACCATCTACGAAGCGAACACCGTCGAAGATTTCGGCGTGCTGTCCTGCTACGTTGCTCAATAAGGAGGGCACACCATGTCCGTTCTGAAGCGCGCCCGCACGGCGCAATACCCGCTGATCCAAGAGTTCGTCTTCAACTACAACGACGGTGTCTATCCGTTGGTGTCGTTGATCGGCCCTCAAGTGGATCAGAACCCCCGCCAGGGTGTTACCGATCTGGGCGCGCAGCTTTCACCGGCTGGCCTGCTCACCGGCAACGCCTGGACTTCCAACCCGAACACGGGTGCCACGTACTTCGACGTGATCTCGCTGCCCCCAGGCGCGCAGGTTATCGGCGGCGACGTGCAGATCGAGATGCCCTATGTCGGCCCCAGCACGGCGACGTTGGCTCTCGGTACTCCGAACTCGGGCGCGCTGTACTACCCGGCGACGACTCTGAAGGCCACTGCGTTCACCAACCAGCCGACCACGCTGACCAACGCCACGGCGGGCAATCCGACGCTGTGCACGATGGGCAACGCCACGGCGAACGGGTTGACCGCTCTCGGCCAGACGATCACGATCACGGGCTGCACCGGCGCTTCGGCGGCGTACAACGGCACGTTCACCATCGACAGCTACTCGGCGACCTCGTGCACGTTCACGAACCCGAACCTGACGACGGCGCTGACGCTGGCTGGCACGATTGCGGCGACGTTCATCGTCGGTCGCACGGCCATCCTGATCCCCGACGAACTGACCGGGGCGAACGCTTCGGGTGCGGGCCTGGGGATCGACGTTCGTGCCTCGCTGACCTTCTCGGGCGGTCAAGCCGCCACGCAGGGTCGCGTTCGTGTCCGCGTGATGTACACCATCGACGGCAGGACCAACGAAGTTCAGCCCAACTGATCTTGGGGTGAAGTAGACTAGGACGGGGCCGATCTGGCCCCGTCCTTCTATCAACCTTGGGGAAAATCAGATGAGATTCATGCTGTCAAGAAACCGGACCATCGCGTCCACGTGTGGTATTTCCATCGACTTCAAGAAGGGCGAGCTGCACCTTGTGCCGCCTGCCATGTACGCAGAAGTGCTTGCTGCGGGCGGCGTTCCCGAGGATGAAATCCCCGAGGACGAGATGCCACCGGCAGCGCCGACGCCCGAACAATTGCTCGACCGCGAAGCCGCGATGATGAAGGCCTTCAAAGCCATCGTCCTTCGCAATGACCGCAACGATTTCACGGCAGGCGGCACACCGCACGCCTCTGTTCTCTCGCGCGATCTGGGCTGGTCGGTACAGGCAAAGGAACGTGATGCAGCATGGGTCAAGTTCACCGCTGCGAATGCCGACGTTGACGACTGAGGTCGTCGCGTCCGATCAGATCGGGGGCAATTCTCCGGTGGGTGAGCGTCCCCGTGCGGGGATCATCGACCTCGTTACCCAACCCACCACGGCGCTGCATTGCCCAACTCCCGGTAATGCAGCGCCCCCGCAAGGGGTAGCCCCATGAACCTCGCTGAACTGGTCGACCATTTCCGCGTGCTCGCGTCGGACACGGAGCTGCCGTACCTGTGGAGTGACCCCGAGGTCTACCGCTATATCGACCAAGCGCAGAACACGTTCGTCAAGATGTTCGGCGGCTTCCGCGACAACGTCAGTCCGCTGACGCAGATCGTGCTGCCCGCGAACCAAGCCACGGTGCCTTTCGACCCGCGCATCCTGCGCGTCCTGAAGGCGACCAACCCGTTGACCGGCCCGGTCGATGTGCTCAACGCTACGGACTACCGTACCGATTTCACCAGCTCGGACTACGCCAAGACCGGCACGCTCCTGCCCGGTGTTGTGCGCTGGCTGATCATCGGCGAGACGGAGAACACGCTACGGCCTGTCGGCGTACCGACTGCGGACACCGCGCTCACGTTGATGGTGCTGCGCTTGCCGTTGCGGCCAATCGTGGATAGCAGCTCAATCCTCGAAGTGCGCCCCGACCATGTGACCTACCTCGTGCACGGCGTGCTCGAACTTGCGTACCTGAAGGACGACCCCGATACCTACCAGCCTGGGCGCTCCGAGAAGCAGGGCAAGCGATTCGCGGGGTACGCACTTCAGGTTAAGTCCGAGGTCAATGCTCGCAACCGTGTTGCCAAACCTGTCACCTACGGGGGCATCTGATGCCAGCGACCCTGCAAGACCTCGTCATCGAGCAAGGCAAGACCTTCGTGCGGGTGGTGCGCTGGGAGACCACGCCCATCGTCTACAAGCCGATCACCGCCATCCCGCAGACCGCGCCCGCTACGCTGACCGTCACTGGCCACGGCGTGCCCGACGGCCGGAAGGTCGCCGTGATCGACGTGAAGGGCATGACGGACATCAACGCGATCAACTCACCGCCGTTGCCGTCGGACTATCACCGCGCGACCGTGGTCGATGTGAACACGATCCAGCTCAACGACATCAGCGCGGGATCGTTCAAGCCGTACAAGAGCGGCGGCTCGATCATGTACTACACGCCGACGAGCCTGACCGGGTTCACGGGGCGCATGACGATCAAGGATCGCATTGGCGGCACTGCGCTGGCGACCTTGCTCAACGGTGTCGGCGTCGTTGTTGACTCGTCGGCGAAGACAATTACGATCACCATCGACGCAGTGACCACTGCGGCGTACACGTGGACGAGCGGGGTCTACGACCTCGAACTGGTTTCAGCGGGAGGCGTGGTGACTGCCCTGCTGAGTGGGAACGTCACCGTCACCGACGAAGTTACAACGTAGAATCGTCACGTTCGATCCCTTGATCTAAGGAACACATACCATGGGCATGCTCTCAGACTACCTCCAGAACTACCTGATCGACTCACTCTTCCGGGGCGGCGCGGTCGGCTCTGGTGGTGCTGCGAACTCCACGGTTCCCGGCATGAAGGGCATCTGGACTGCGTCCACGTCCTACGTCGTCGGCGACACGGTGTTCCCGCACGCCTCGATGACGGGTGCTGGCGGCAAGTTCCTGCGTTGCGTGATCGCGCAGTCGAGCGGCTCGACCAACACCCTCGCCATCGGCAACCCAGGCTCGACGGTGACGGACAACGCCGCCGCGATGTGGGTGGTCGTATCCGGTGTCGCAGTTCCGCATCAGCTCTACGTGGCGCTGCTGACGAACATGAAGGGCGCGCGTCAGAACACCACGGCCTACGTGCTGAACGACACGATCCACTTGACCGCCAACGACGGCAAAATCCACTACTACAAGTGCACGAGCGCAGGCACCACGGCGGGTTCGCAGTCCACTCTGTACCCCGGTGTGGCGAACGAAGTCATCACCGACTCTGGCGCGCAGTTCACTGAGCAGACTGCCGGTCTCGACTCGAACTCGGCGATCCTCGTCGAAGCGAGCGGCACGGGCTACGCCCGTGTCAACCTCGCGCCGACGCTGACGAACTGGGCGGGTACGCAGTCCGCTGCCAGCACCACGTCTTCGTCCGGTACGCTGGGCACCACGTCGAACAACAGCGCGATCACCTTCGGTACGCCGACGGCATCGTGGCAACCGGCGACGGGCGCAATCTGGGGCTACGCGATCTTCGACCAGCTCACTTCGGGCAACCTGCTCGCGTGGGCTCCGCTGACGACCGCGCAGACCGTGCTGAACGGCCAAGCGGCCCCGTCCTTCGCGATCAGCGCGCTGACGATGACGCTCGGCAACTAAGGAACCTCTCCATGGCCATCTACTCGCTTGCTCAACGTACCATCGCCACGGCTTCGGCCTCGGCGAACTGGGAAGTCATCTCCACGGCGACGAACAAGCCGAAGGTCATGGAGATCGGTCTCAGCCAAGTCACGGCTGTGGCTGGCACCTATGGCCTGGGTCGACCTGCTGCGACCGGCGTCACGCCGACTTCGCCGCAGACCGTGCTCGACGAAGGCGACGGCGGCGGGCCAGCGGGTCTGACGACCGCAGCGGTCGCCTGGGGTACGCCGCCGACCGTCCCGACGAACTTCTTCCGACGCATCACGTGCCCCGCCACCATCGGCGCGGGCGTGATCTGGACTTTCCCGCGCGGCCTCACGCTGCCGGTCTCGAAGTCCATCGTGATCTGGGTGATCGCCACGGCCCCAGTCTGCGATGCGTGGGCAGTCGTCGATGAGTAACGTCACGCTCGACGGCGGGCACCCGCCGATCAAGTTGACCATCACCGTGTTCGACAACGGCGCGATGAGTGTCGAAGGCCCGATGCACGACAAGCCGTT